ACAAGGGGCATGAGACAAGTGAGGGGGGCGAACTGCGACAACTAAGTACTTAAAAACACTAACAAAAAGCGACTTTTGTTGGGGATTGTTTTTTGCCTCGTTTTCTTGTCTTTCCTTTATTTTTCTTTAAATTATTTTAGTTACTTTTTTAACGCTTTTTAACTGCAGCCGGACTTTAAAAACAATCACTTTTTGTATTAAGTTTGTTATTTTTATCATTATTCAGTATATTTACTTTCCAAGTTTAATTATGAATAGAAAACAGCAAATGTTTAATTTTAAGCCGTAATAGTGCGAGTATTACGGCTTTTTCATTTTATCAAATTACTTCGCTTCCGGACTTTAAAAGCCGGCTGTTATTCCGGCTCGTCTTCTGAGGTTACAAAACCATTAATATAGTATTTATCAAATATCTTTTTAATTTTTTCTTTATCCCCGCTGTAGCTATTACCGTTTGAATCTATTAATGTCAATTTCCCTTCAAATTGTATATCCAAAAAATATACAATACCGGATTCATCCATAAAAGTGTATTGAACTTTTAACATATCTTTAGCATCAAATTTTAATAAATTAAACTTCTTTCCTGGTAAAAAATGGTTTAATATTTCATTAATAAATGTTTTGTTATCAGCCTGAAATCCAAACTTCTCTTCATCTAACATAAAACCTCCTAATTTTGTATTTTATTTATATTAATTGAAAATATTAAGTTTAACTGCTAATCTGCCTTTTTTAGAGTCTCCAATCTATATTCTATACCTTTCAGTTTAGGATAAGTAAGAGCAAATTCATTAAGAATATTCCAAGAGCTTTTGCCTAACGAACCACTCATTCCAAAATTATGAATCCATGTACCTGTTTCGCCAAAATACTTCACTCCCAAAGATACGTTATCAATTTCTTTACTCCCATATTTTCCGGTAATTCTGACATAAGTTAAAGTATCGTTACTCTCAATTTGTGCAAATATTCTCATCTCTAATGAACCCATGCCCAAAAAACCATAACTTTTTTTTACAAATTTGGTGGTGATAATCTGCAAAATATCGTCCCGCATTTCTAATTCGTAGCCGTCATTGAATAATAATTTCCCGATTGTCTTAAATGCTTCTTCCGGTTTTTCGTTTGTATAAACTAATATAGCATTGCAGTCATCAAAAGGTTTATCGCTATACATAACACCTTTTGAATCAGTTTTAATTTCTTGAGAAAAAACAACTGACGATAACACGATAATAATTAAACATACTTTTTTCATCTTTCCCTCTTTATTTATTAATGGTTAAAATCTATTTAAACTGGCAGAAGCTAAAATTCTGAACATTGTTATAACTTCTGTATATTTTATTTTTATATCAGGATGTTGCGGGTTAAAGCTTCTTAAAATAATTTCGTCATTTTCACCCTGAATATATTGTTTAATCATTTGCCTTCCAGAATGCAAGTTGACAACCACAACATCGCCACTAAGCACGCTTGCGTCCATATCAACAAAAACATAATCACCGTCATTTATGCTCTTACCGTTTGGATTGGTCATGGAATCTCCAACAACTTTAACCGCAAAACCCCGTTCTTTCTCAAATGGGAAGAACATTTCTTCCCCTGTGTAATTATCTTCTCTAAAAATACAATCCGGATTACCGGCATTTACGCTTATTATAACTTTATACATTCTCCCTCTCGCCGGCACAATATTGGATTCAAGAATCGGCTTACGTTGTCCCGTCATTATATATTCAACATCTTCTCCAATTTCTCTTAAACGTTCTTGCATTTTGTTGCCAGGCTTCATTTTGCCTTGAACATATTCATTCAGAGAAGTAGGGGAAATTCCCAACAATCTTGAATAAGCTGCATTACCTCTTTTCCCGAATCTTTTTTCAATACTTTCTCTTATTCTTTGTCCAATCTCAATGTTAATGTTTTCTTGCATAAAATATTTACGTATTCGGAAATTTTCGCTTGCAAATATACATGAAAACATGTATATTTGTTTAGCTTCATTAATGAAACTATTAATTAACTAAAAAAGGCTGTCATGAAAAAATCAAAACAACCCAACTTAAACAAAAGAAAGATTCCGAATACAGTAATTGCAGAACGATGTGGATTCACCAGCCAATACGTTGGGCAATTACTCTCCGGCAAGAGAAATAATTCGGAATCTTTACAAATTGTAATCAATTCAATCCAACAAATAACGGAGGAACTGACAAATGAATATAACATAAAAATGCCAAAAAAAAAAGTAGCGTGAAAAAAATAAAAAGCAATCAAAAATTAAGCAAAAACAAAATGGATTGCTTTGAAAACAGGTAAAAATAAGTAGTACAAGAAGTAAAGAATTTTCAACAAAGTAAAGAGAATTAATATGAACGCAAAAGATGAAGTAAAATCGATATTGATTAATCATAAAAGAACCCAGACTTGGCTTGCCGAAAAGCTTGGGATACAAAAACAAACCTTAAACTATATGTTAAACGGTTCAAAAGGGCTTGATACGGAAACGCATAAGGAGATAATGAAGATATTTAAGCGTGAAAAAATGATTACAAGTGCCGGAGATAAATGTGACCATATACGCACGCAGACCCTCGAAATTAACGCAATTATAGGTAGCTCGCTAATTCTATTAAATAATACGGTAAAAAAAGTTTCGGAAGATAATATTCTGGATTTCAAAGAGAAAAAGCAGCTATCAGAAATGATTGATGAACTAAGAGAAAGTTTAAATCACGAATTAGACAAAATTTCCGAAATGATAGAGCGATAGGAGGTTTATATGTTATACCTGATATTTGGAGTTTTAGCCGGTTGGTTTTTTAGAAGTGCTTACATCCCTATTCAGCAGGCAATGTATAAAAAGTTATACCGTAACGGAGTTAGGCAGAATAAAGAACTGCAAAAGGAAAACCAAGACTTACGTTTTCGCCTTAAGGTAGTTAAAACATACGTAAAAGGATATACCGGACTCCCCTATGCCGAATAAAATTGACAGAGAGACAGTATTCCAGATGTTGAGAACCGGTTTTACAATTAAAGCCATCGCAAAGCGGATGAAGTGCTCAACAAGGCAAATCGGGCGTATTAAAAAAGAGATTGAGCTGGTTAAAAACGTACAATTTAAGAAAAACACAAATTTGAAAGACCCCGAAATTGAAAAAGCGTTAAGGGATTTTTACTTAAAAATGGAATCCCCCGAAAAAACGGCTAAACGATTTGGAGTTACTAAACAAGCATTAATTAAATAGGAGATTTTATGTTAGAATTAAGCAAAGATACAGAAAGCGGTACTTTAACCGTGTTGGATACAGAAACTCAAGAATGGCGTGAATTTTCGGAAAAAGAAAGAAAAACAGCCAATTTTTTACATAATAGAGTTTTAGCCGGTGTTTTTGTATCGGCTATGGCAATTAAAGAGATGTTCGATAAAAAACTGTATTTGGCTTTAAATTGCTCTTCCAAAGACGAATATATTTCAACCATGCTCCCCTACAGCAGAAGTCAAGCATATAGATTTTATGCGATTGGTAATCGTTTTGGAGGATTTTTAGGTGATTTCGAGAGCCAAACAAAACAGTTAACCGCTAATTTGCCTATGGATACGGAAAATATGGAGGATGAAGACGGTAAAAGTGTCCCACCGGTGGGACAAAATACAATGCAAGAAGATTTGGGAGGACTTGGATTACGTAAATTGTATGAGCTTACTCGCCTTGATGAGCCTGAATTTGAGGAGTTAATTAAAACCGGTAAAACACAAGATATATCACTTGAAGAGATAAAAGACCAATCAGCAAAAGAATTAAATCGTAAAATTTCAGATATGAAAAGGCAGTATTCCGGTAAAATTAGTCAGTTGCAAGAAGAAGTAAAACAATTAAAAGAAGAAAAGAAGATTTATGAAAAAGTTTCCGAAGAGGTAAAAACAAAAATAGTAAATGCCATTGTTTTAGAAAGACAATACGGAGGCGTTGCTTCCAAACTTGAAGACAAACAAGAGCGTATTCAGGAAGCTTATAAGTTATTAAACGATTTTGCGGAAACTTTGGTAAGATGCGGTGTAACTGAGCAAGACCCATTGGTAATGCAGCAGCAACTGGTTGATTTAATTAGACAGGTTGACGGTGTGTATAACCGGATACAGCTTGAATATGAAAAAGTAATTGTAAATATCGGATAGCCATGAAACCACAAGCGAAAGAATATAAGGCAACAAAGAATCAGGTTACTGCCATACACACCTTAAAATCCAAACTCGGATTAAGTGAAGAGGTGTATATATCAATATTGGCAAGCTATAATGTTAAAAGTTCAAAAGATTTACTTTTTCATGAAGCCGGCGAGCTAATAACAAATCTTTCGGCAAGGTTAAACGGAAAACGCCCAACCCCAATAACAAAAAAATATTACGGAAAAGGGAAGCGGGATAAAGATAATCCGGATGTTACAAATTTAACGCAATTACAAGCCGAAAGGATTCTTATTCTCGAGAAAAAGCTCGGCTGGAGCAATAAAGATACATATAAATTTATTCATAGACAGACGGGAAAGAATGCAGCAGTGCCTATGTTAACTATTTCGGATGCCGGAGTTGTGATAGTCGGCATGCAAAAGGTTCTATCAAGCAAGATAGGATTTGATTATGCCGATATAAATATTAAAACAAACACTCAATTACAGGAATTAAAATGCTAAAGACTGATATTGCTCAAGTCAAGGCTGAATTGGATGCTGCACCTTACGGATGTAAGAAAAAGACCGGACAAAAAATTGCGGAAAGATATGGGGTATCATACGCAACCTTAATGCGTGAAGTTGAAAAAGAGTACGGAGTTTCAAAGCGTATTAAGAGAGAAAAGAAGATAAGCGATGACTTAATACATGAAGTTGCCAAAGTTAAAGAAACGCTTAAAATGACCGGAAAGAAAGAAAGAGAGATTGCAACCGATATAGTAATACAGCACTTGGTAGATAAAGGTATTGCCGGAGCTGAAGAACTTACGGTTGCAACCGTAAACAGAAGATTAAGAGAAAAGGGGTATCGTCAGGAAGCTTCTTACGTACGAGTTGAAGCCGGATACGCCAATCAACAGCACCAGTTGGACTTTTCGAGGAGCGAATATTTTCAGGTACACGGCTATGATAGAAACATCGGTGATTACATTCTTAAAATAACCCGTAATGTTACACATTATAAAGAAAACGAGTTTAAGTTAAGAACCTGGATTGCAGGTTTAACCGATGCATATTCCCGCCTATCGCTTGCAAAGGCTTATGTGGCAAGCGGTGAATCGGTTCATTTGGGAATCGATTTTTTAAACTTCGCTTACAATAGAGAACCGGATGAATACCCGATGCGATATTTACCGGAACGCATGAAGATGGATAACGGTTCGTTCGGTAAATCGAAAGATGTAAAAGAGTTCCTGGCAAAGCTTGATATAAAACCGGAATTTGCCACACCCAACGAAAAGCGAGGTATCCAAAAAAGAGAATCGGCTTGGAAAATGATGTGGAGACGTTTTGAGTTAAAACTTGTTCTTAAGCTCGGAGACGGAGGAACGATAAGCTTATCAGAATACAATGCTTTACTGCATGATTTTATGATTGAGTTAATGGAAGCAAAACACCCTGTCAGAAATCAAACAAGAGGGCATGTATATTTGACTTCGATCTCTCAAAAAGAGCAAAGATTGATGACTGAAGACCTAAAAAAATACTTGTTCAAAGTAGTAACAAGAATTGTATCCGGAGACAAAACAATTTCTCTTGAGGGAGAAAAATATCAAGTACCCGAAAACATACTTGTAGGTGAAGAAATCAGAGTATATAAAAACCTTGAGAACGAGGTCATCGGCGAGTTAATCAATAATCCCAAAGGACAAAAACCATTTATTTTGAATCCGACAAAGGGATATATAGAGATTGACGACTTTGAACACCGCTCTCATAATACATATCGTCAGGATATTCAAACCGAAGTAAAAAACGAAAAGAAGAACAAAGTAAAGTACATGCCTGTACGGGAAAAAAAGGTAAAACCGGAAACAGTATTTACACAAAAAGAGCAAGAAGTGTTTTCAAGCAGGTATGAAGCACAAAAATACATTGCAAAGCAATTAATTAACGGAGAAACCTACGATGATTATGCTTGGTTATTTGATGAGATGTTGCAGGCAGACCTCACAAAAACCGGTATTGATTCGGTTCTCCAAGCACTAAAACAACAAAAAATGATGGGTTAACATGGTTTATATAACTTGGACAAAGATTCACGAAGTTGAAACCTTGATATTAGTATCAACCAATCGAGTTGAAAAAGGAGAATATTACGTGATTGCCGAAATATACAAAAAAGGCGATTATTATACTGCAAAGATAAATGAAATAATATTCCCTGCAATTAAACAGCTTGGCAATTTATATCTAACCATTGATTCGGCAAAGACTTTTGTAATTAACTGTTTACAAGAATCTTTGGATGAGCTGATAACATCATTTATTCATCAAATTAAAAATTGAGGTGACAAATGAAATACTTAAAAATAATAAGAACGGCATTTAGAAAATACGAATGCGGTAAAGTTGAAGATGAAAAAGTTCCGGTTGTTGGTGTAGGATATAATGCGGAAATGGCTGTTAGGGCTTATTTTCAAGAAAAGTTTGATTGCATGGTAAAGCTGCATAGCTCTACGGAAAGTAATATTGGACTATCTCAAAAATTATCGATTGCATACAAATTTAGCTTAGGTAAACATTACATTAGTAAAGATTTCCGGAATTGGTATGAAATAGAGCTGGGCGGTTACGTCATAAGGGACGTAAACGGCAACTTATATATTGCAAAGTTAATATTCCCTAATCTGGAGGTTAAAAATGTGCATTAATACCAGTATTCAAACAACAAGCAGTAATACACATATAGTTATGGAACACAATAATGATGTTGCTGCAATCGAAATTCCAAAAGGAAGTAAGTCGCTTCCTATTACAGGAATGATAAAATGTTTATTTAGGCTTATCAACATAAAAATACATAGGAGAACGAAATGAAAGAGCGTAAAAAATGGGTTACCGTAAATGGTATGGAAGTGCCGGCAAATCGAATAACCGAAAGCGAAAAAGCTAAAGAAAAGCATTCGGAAAGGATTCTAAAAATGGCACAAGATATTAACCGGAGACTTGCAGAATTAAAAAAATACGTACACACGGCAACACAGGAAATAGTTGAACTTGTAGCAGAAGAGAACAAGCTTGAAAAGATACAAGGAAAAGGCAATTACACCTGGTATAATTTTAGTCGTCAGATTAGGATTGAGATTCAATTAAACGAAAGAATCGTTTTTGACGATATGAAAATTAACGAAGCCAAAGCTTTGCTGGATGAGTTTCTTGAGCAAAAAATTACAACATCGGCTGCTTTTGTAAAGGATATTATTTTAGATGCGTTCTCAACTTCCAAAGGGAAACTTGACACCAGAAAAGTCATGAGCTTATTTAAGTATAAAAGCAAGATTTCGGACGAGATGTTTCAAAGGGCATTAGAATTAATTGGCGATGCTATTGATAGACCGAGCAGTAAAATATACTCCCGCATCAGTGTAAGAAACGATAAAGGAGAATATGAATATGTTGACTTAAATTATTCAAACTTATAGGTGAAAAATGGGTTTTATTGAATTAACCGCATATGAAGAGGGGGGCTGGATGCCAAACGGAGGAGAAGATTTCAATTGCATCGGCAAAGTTCCTGTTAATATTTCGATAATTGGCAAAGTTACAGTGTACCGTCCTCATCGCTGGGGTTCTGATTTAACATTGATTAAACATGCATATACAAACGGAAAACTTATGTATGTGAAAGAGACTCCGGAAGAAATATCGAGATTGATAAAAGAACAAAGTAAAATAAGCGAGCTGGAAAGCAGAATGAAAAAACTTGAAGATAAAATGTTTTCAAACCAAAATTAGGAACTAACCATGAGAAAATTAATTGAACGAAGATTATTGCAATATTTTGGGCTGGGGGAACAGCCCATGTATTGGTCTGAAATAATGGACTCTTACAAAAAGGATATTGTGTACGCTGTAAAGCACAATCAACTGCTAACCATTTCCGGAGCTGTAGGGAGCGGGAAAAGCATATTATTTTCCACAGCAATCAGTACAATGCCGGAAGTAACATTTGTATATGTACGTAATTATTACAAAGAACACGTAACAATAAGTTCCATTATCAACGCCCTAATATATGATATTTCGGATGAAAATCCAAAGCGTGATTTAGAGGCTCGCAGTCGTCAATTTATAAGACTTGTCGGGAAGTATTATGTGGGTCAAGGCAAACAGGTATGCATAGTAATAGAGGAAGCCCATCGTTTGCATGCAAATACACTAAGACAACTTAAAGAACTTAGAGAGGCGGATTTCGGAGGCAAGTCTCCTCTATTTTCGGTAATATTGATTGGTCACGAAGAACTGCAGGCAAAACTTGAAAGCAGAAAAGAAGCATATTGGAGAAGTCAGATAATGGAGCTTAACGAATCGAACGGTTGGATGACAGCCGATGAAAGAACCGAATATATCAGGCACATATACGGAAATGCCGTAACTTCTGAAGCAATGCTAAGAATTGCCGGAATATGCAAAACTCCGTTAAATATTGATTTTTACATAGAAAATAAAATGAAAGAAGCACGTAAAGCAGGGAAAAAAGTACTTGATGATGAAGTCGTACAGCCGACCCCCAAAGAGCTTTACGAAGCAAACAAAAATAGCGTTAGCATACGAAAAATTGCAAAAGAAATGCAGGTAAGCACAACAACCGCCTTTGATGCAATTAATACGGAAAACCACAGACTAAGCGAAGCAGCTGCAGCCGCAATAGCAAAATTAACAATCGGGAAAGCAATGTAATGAAGTGCCCACGCTGTCAAAATAAAGGATTTAAGCCAAGCGAAGAAGTTAAATATCCCTTGTTTAACATGGGGAACAAGGAGAAATATGACGGATTTGATATGCGTAGATATGTATGTTTGCAGTGTGGGTACAAATTTTTAACTGTTGAGCGGTTTGAACGTCCGGTAATGGAAGATCAAAAAATAGAATTTGGTGATGAAGATGATAGACGTTAAAAGATACACTTCGTTTTACGACTATATGCAGGAATTAATTAAAGAACTTGATCCCGAAGACCTGAAAACGGTTTTATCCGGCAAATTGTTTGAGTTGTATAAGCATGTTGCAGTCGAAGATGTATTAAGGGAAGTAGGAAAAATAGTTGACCCCCAGATAAATAAATATTTCGAAGAAGTTCGTAAAGATTATGATAAAATAATAAAGGTAGTAAACGAACTTTATGGAGATATTTCGCAAGATGTTAACCGTGATTTATCAAGAATTAAGGCGATAGAAAGAATTAACTCCGCAAATGTAGGCACTTATACAAAAAGAGAAACAAAACGAATTACCAAGATTTTTAGAGACGGTCTTGAGCAAAAACTCTCGGTAAAAGAAATTCAAAACCAACTAATAAAAATCGGCGGTCGTGTTGCAACATATTCAGAGGCTCTCGCAAATACGCAGGTTATGAGCTACGGAAGAACCTGTAAGCATGAAAAGGCAATTGTTGGAGGCGTACAATGGTTTGAGTATGTAGGAGCAAAAACCGATAATACAAGAACCTTTTGTTTGGAATGTTTGGCACAAGGATATTTTACATTTGCAGAAATAGAGAAGTTAAGTAACGGAGCTGGACAGCCTAAGCCTGTATCAACATATGCCGGCGGATATAGATGTAAGCACCAGTTTGAACCAGACCCATTTAGAAAATAGGCGGTTTAACCGCCTTTTTCATTTTAGAACTGATAAATGGACTGCAATAATAGTATATCTATCATTTTGTAAAATCATTTCTGCCGTAAACGGATGGTCGGATTCTTGTGACTGGTAAATATCCCTATTAAAAATATAAGAATCACCTTCATAATTAAATACCAAGTTTTCATTACAATAACGAAGCAAATCGCCGGCATATTTCAGATTATCTGAAACGCTTTTGGTTTTATCAAAAGTTTTGCTTTCGCTTATTACCAAAACATCAAACGCCCCTCTTGTTTTATTTTCTTTTATGCTTCCTGTCATAAAAACAATTAATGCGGCGGGAATTATCGAAGTCAACTTTACTGCGTCTTTTATTTCGCCGGCGTAAGGTTTTACAGTCTTAAAAATACCACTGTCATTTATATGCTTAATTAAAGCCTTTTGCATTTTATCCATTATTGAAAATCCTCATTAAACCAAAAACCGGAATAGCGTCTTGGTTTCGCTTTGATTATAATTGTATTATTTGGTTCGCCGATAGTCATTGGGTCAAGTGAAATAGTTCCTTCTTTTATTCCCATTAAAGTTTTAATTGTTTCATTATAGTCTTTTAAGATTTGCGGAAGCTCCTTAAATTCGGTATCCCCGTGATTTCTCTGCCAGCACCTTTTACGAACAATGTTCAATAGGTGAAGCCTCAAAGGTTCGGTTATTTCGGTATCGGATATTGTTAGGTATTCCGAAAATTTAACAATGCTTAAGTCCATCTCCTTTTGCAGAATATCTTCATCAGGTAGACCCTCAGAATCAACGCAATAGCTCCCCCATTGTTCGAAATTTGTTTTAACATATGTTTTATCAATTAATGGCATAAACACCTCATAGTGATGAAATTATATTCTTTATCTCAAGTTCTGCCAGCTCGCTTAATTGGGCTTCTTCTTCTTCGCTAAGCCCCCAGAACTTACGAATTACTTTCCCTTTCCCCGCCCCCTCGATATTGTGATACCTGGCAATTTGTGATTTTTCTTTATCATCAATTAAAATGGAAACAGCAGATAAATCTCTGGCGACTATATGGTCTATCTTATTCATCATTCCAAAATAGTCATCATATACCAGGTTAACAATTGACGTTTCTTTACCTGCTCTTTCCCTTTTCCGAGCATATTTTTTTGAATACGGAATAAACGGATTGCCGGATATGTCAATCCCCTGCCTCGTTCGTTTTTTGATTAATCGAATAGCCCCCAGTGCGAGCTTGTTGGCTCTTTCCGAAATATTAATTACTTCCCATATTTTCCCCAAAGTTTCCATTAATCACTCACCGAGCCGAGTAATAAAGGATTTACTAAAGGTTCTTGATCTTCATAAACAAATAAACCAAGTTTGCCGTATTCATTAGGGTGTATCTTAAAGCCTTTATCATAAGCCGAATCAAGAACTTTTAGTCGTTCCGATACGTTAATCGGTTCGCTTTTGTCAATTGTAAAAACAGGGTATTTTTTAACGTTAAAATTCCTATCAACGAGCATTTTGACCAATTGAAACATATACTGCTCAATAAACTTAATATCGCTTATAGCAATATCACGGCGAACACGAAAAGCTTCGCTGTTTTCTCCGACTTGTATTCCGGATTGCTGTCCGTCCACAGCCTTAGCATGCCCTAAAATAGCAATTGCTATCCCTTTATTGCATTGTGTTACAAATTTTTCGTGGTCTCCGGTATTCCTTTTGCTCTCAATAATTTCAATGTTCGAATTCTCGGGTTTAACTCCTCTTGTGCTGGAGGCTATAGCGTCCACAGATTCTTCAAGTTCCGACTTGAATTTATCGTCTGCACCTGGAGGATAAGAAGCAATTACAAAAGCTTCGCCGAAAGTCTCAATAAATCCCGCCCAAGATTCAAGACCGAATTCTTTCAGTATATAATCTCTTAGAGGAGGCAATAAAACCGGATTCTTCTTGTGCTCGCAAATTAACGCCGAATCTTTTTCAATTTCAACAAGATTATTCCCCCAATCAATTTTTAATATACCTTTTTCATCATACTTAAAGTATCTATGATGTAAAAGCTCGGCTTTTGTAATTAATTGTTTCCCTTCAATAATCTCCCAAGTAAGTTCGATAACGGAATAAATTTTCTTTTTTGCTTCAAAAATGTTCTCAAATAGCTCATCTATATTTAAGCTCATTAAAATTGATTCCACAAACTCCTTTACGGCAATATCTTGTTTCTCTTCACTTGCCTCAATAAGCCTCCAATCTCTTGCAAAGCCCGCTTTTCTGCCTATTAGACAGCCGCTGATAAAATCGTCAATTTCAGATTTTTCTATCATTCGTATTAAAGAACGCATGTCACCGGATTCGTATTGTAGAACCGCTTTGCGATAAAACTCAGGTGTAAAAGCAATTTTTGGATTTCCTATTTTCTTGTTTACCTGTAACGGCATGTTTACCTCTAATCATTTAAGAAAGAATTTTTACGCATCTTTTTTTTGTTTAACGGTTTGAATGAGCCGTTTGATAAATACCTCTTGTGCATGATATATGCTGTGGATGTAGCATCTAAACCGTCAAGTTTTTCTTTGCTTGAACCAAAACTAATGTATTGGTTTTTGTATCTTTTAAAATCCGCATTTTTCATTATTTCATCATTATATAAAAACTCACCGCTTTGATGTGGATATACAAGGTTCATAATTCTGCTCTCCTTATCGCTTCCGTAATGTTCTGTTTTTAACGTTTTAGAAGAAAATATAATAATTGGTAATACTTTCTTGCGAAGCTCTTTCCATTTATCGTAATACGGAGAAGCAATAAAGAACTGATTAAAATCATTTTCAAACAGCAGAACTTTCCAAAACGGCATATGAAAGCGAAGACTATCAACATAATCAAATACTTGTATGTAATCTTCTTTACGCAGATACATATCAAGCATTACAGTTTTATTTTTATCGGTAAGCCCGAGAGTTGCAATCCCCTTAAAACAAGCTTCCGGACTTTTCCCAAAACTCGGGTCTATTGCCGATATTGAACTGACTATTTTAAGAGTATTTATATTAACCGGTCTTATCCAATCAGGTTGGAAGATTTCTCCTTTTACGCAAGGCTTGTCCATATACTCACCCATCCAAATATCGTAAGGAGTTTTTTTCTCAAAATCTTCCCAGTATTTATCTGTATATAAAGAGTGCCCTTTCCAGTTTGTATGCCCTTCATCATCGGTTGCAGGCAGTGAAAAATGATTATCTGGATTATCTTCTTTTAACAGAACAATGGGACAATCTTCACTAATTGAGTTACCGAAAGTAATTGAAAGACCTTCCGGTTCTAACATACCGTTTACTTCGGATTGAATAAAGTCTTTAACCTTTAGGTTATCAACTTTTGATTTAACTGAATTCTTATTATATAAATCGTCATTAATGGAAATCCTTATTCTCTTAAAATCATCATCCACAATTGAACGAAGACCGGTTTCAAAGCTTCCGGCTATAAGGTAAGTGTTATTAATAATGTAAAAGCCTTTTTTATCTTGCGTAATTTTAACCTCGTAATCATACATTAATTTTTTATTCTTTTTTAATGTACGAACTAAAGCACTGGTTCTTTCTTTGCTTAACTCAATAGTTCGAAGATTTAAATTTACTATACCGCCAATACCGAGCACCAACGGTTTGATTATTTTTACAATATAACCAAAAGCTGATTTACCAAACCGCCTGCTTCCGGAAACTGTATGCTGACCTTTTGAAATTGATGCGATATGCCTATGCAAATCATTAAAGGGTTCGTTAAAAATCTTGGCAAAATAAATTTTAGCAAATGCCATATCATCAACATCTGCCTGTGAACGTCTTTCGTGACGCAATGAAGGAGTAAGCTCCACGTTTTTTGTGCGGTAAGACAGAGAATCTAAAAACCTGTCAAAATTACGCTCTAAACCGTTAATTTTCTTTTGTTCCATTGAATATACCTATTATTGGGAAAGTCGCCGTATAAGGCAAATTGAACGCAAATTGAACGCTATCCTAATCACTCGTCAACCTCATTTTTTAACCATTCTTTAAAATCTCTTATTGCCCTAATAAAATCATCGGTAACAAGATGCGGATAATTATTATTTAAGAAGTTAATAAGGTCGGTCAACAACTGGAACATCATTGGGAGTTGATATTTCCTTGCTGTAATTTTGCCCAATGCCGATTGTAATTTTGCAAGACTATCGGCATCTTTTGTCGAAAACTGAGCCGAATCAATGTTTAATATGTTATTGATCTTTTCGAGTATTTTTTCTGCTAATGCTTTGGGGCTAAGTTTTTCATATTCACGATTTCTGTGTTCAGCTCTTAATTTATCCCACTCTTCTTTTTTAACCCAATTTAGGATTGTTTGAGCAGTCGGTTTATTCTTAAAATGCTCCGAAATATCGTTTGCACTTTTACCGTCCTGAACATACATCTTCTTTGCGGTATTGATGATTTTGGAGGTATAACCTTTCATTTTACTCCCGTTTTTATTAATGCACTCGAAAAATAAGCACATAAGCATTAAAAAAAACGAACTTTCTCTCCAATAATATTATTGGAGAACATTTGCTTTTTTTCCTGTTGTATCCTCTTTATTTTGCCCACATACTTTTCAATCAAAACGGAATACCGAATTATGAACATACTGACAAGACAAGGCAGCAAGCGAAGAATCGCAAAGGACGTTATTGCACATTTCCCAAAACACGATATGTATATTGAGCTGTTTTTTGGAACTGGTGCGATATTTTTTGAAAAAGAATTGGCAAAGTATAACATATTAAATGATCTGGATAACTTAGTTTATTCTTTATGGGTTATTATGCAGGATAAACAACAAAGAGAAGAGCTTGTTGAAACAATCAGGCAAACTCCATATCATCAACAGGTTTTTCAAGATTTGCGAGTTGATAAAATTGAAGATACTCCGATATTTAGGGCTTTACGATTATTGGTTTTGTCAAACTTCTCATTATTAAGCTCGGGCGAAACAATGAAGTTCGGTTTTACAAACGCAAAGAAGTTATTGGTTCAAAAACTTGTGGACTTTAACAGTTCGCTTGGTGACGGAGCTTCTAAGCTTGAATTTGCTCAATTTACAAGTTGTGATTTCAGAGATGTGCTAAAGCGAATAAGCTTTAGAGGCGACCGTGACATCGAAAGAACTTTTATATATGCTGACCCTCCGTATATAAATACAGGCAATAATTATAATACTCCAAAATACGGAAAAAAGGATTTTGAAGATTTAATCAATCTATTAATAAATAGCAAAATTAAGTTTGCGGTCTCGGAATTTGACGATACGTTTGTACTGGAAACCGCCGAGAAAAACAATTTAAATGTTATCGAAATTGGTGAAAGATTAAATCTTAAAAATAGACGTACGGAAATATTATTAACAAATTACGAGAAGTAAAATGAAATACGGCATCTTTTCCAAAATTAAAAAATATCTAAACAGTACAAAGAATAAAACTCCTTTTTTTAATGCAGCCGTTGAAATTCCGACTGATAAGGAAAAAATTAAAATCGTACCGGTTGGATATTTTCCCGCTCATCATGACGGTGCACACGAAATAACAAAGCAAAACATTCTCGAAATGGCTGAAAATATTAAAAACGGAGGAACTGACATAATGTTCGATTATGGTCATGACTCCATTTGGAATTCGGGGGCTATTGCAGCCGGCTGGTCGGCTCGAAATTCAGCAGAAGCCCGTGAAGACGGATTATATATTGATTATCCAGAGTTTACAGAAGCCGCCACTACAAGAGTAAACGCTAAAGAATATCGGTATTTCTCGCCCGCATATTTTTTGGAAAGTAGGGATAAAGCAGGTAAAAATATTGGGGCGGTTTTGCACAGTGTTGCATTAGTAAACAAGCCTTATATGGATAAGGAAATAAATCATATTGGTAATTCACAAAAACAACAGGAGAATAAAATGAATCCTCAAATCCTCAAATTTCTCGGACTTCCGGAAACGGCAACCGAAGCTGAAGTTGAAGCAAAGCTGAACTCGCTAAGAGTAGAATACGGGCTAAATACGGACGCTTCGGTTGACGATATTTTGGGAGCTATAAAAAACTCTTCGAATACCCAAACAAAAGCTCTCGAAGATAGAGTAAAAGCATTGGAAAATGCTAAAGAGCTTGGGAAGATAGAAGCTCTCGTAAATTCGGCAATCGATGAAGGTAAAATACTTCCGGCACAAAAACAAGTATATATAAATGCAGCCGAAAAAGATTATACCGGTACAAAAGCGATTATTGACGCATTACAGAAAAATAGTGCCGTTCCCTCTAAGAATACATTACCGGAAAACGTGCAACAAAATTCAAACAAACCCCCAAAATATGACCGTACTGCCTTATACGAAGCTGTAAAAAATAGTACGATTTTAGCAAAAAAAGTTTAATTAACAGGAGAAAAAATGAGATTATATGAGATTAGCTCCAGAGATGCAATAACACAAAATTGTGTTGCACTTATGACCGAAAATGCGAGTGTATTGCGATTTGGTCATTTTTACCCCATTGTTGGTTCTGCAGACACTCCAAGAAAAAACGCTACTGCAACAGGCGGAACATTCAGAGCAATTAATGATAACTATGTAACAAACCAAGTAGCACCGGTATTCGGAAGCGTATCGCTTAAAATTTACGGAAGTAAACTGGAAGTAGATAAGGCATATGAAAGAAGAGGGAAAGACATCCCTTCAGAGAGAGCAAGACAATTAAACAACTTTATGCAAGAGTTGGGGAAAAATTTTCAAAACGAGTTTTTTAACGGGAAAACATCCACAAACTCAAAATCATTTAACGGTGTAAATGCCCTTGTCCCTTCAGGGCAAATATTGCTTGCAGATGAAAGCGGATTAGTCGTTCCTTTAGGTATTTCAGATGCTGCAAGAACTACTCAACAAAAATTATTGGAAAAACTTCGTCTTTTAATAAATAAGACGAATAAACCGGATGCTCTTTTTATGAATGAGGAAGTTCTTTCCAGAATAACCACAATTGCAGCCGAGTATATTCAATATTTTAAAGATGATTTTGGTAATTACATCCCCACATTTGCAGGCGTTCCGTTAGTACCGGCAGGATATTCTGCTGACGGTACTCCTGTAATTCCTCAAACCGAATTATTCGGTGAATATAACAATGCATCTTCAATAATTGCAATTAAATTCGGAGAAGAGGCTGATTTAACGATGGCTACCAGCACAGGTCTTGTTGTAGATGATTTAGGTTTGGTAGGAAATCATTATGTTTATTCTGTCGAAATGGATGCCGATTTAGCATTGTTAAACAGCAAGGCAGTCGGTAAATTAAGTGGTATTGTTTTAGCATAAAAATGGGCGGGAAACCGCCCCCTTTTTGGAGATAAATAATGTGTATGAAAAATACTTATAGAGAAATTAAGGAATACTTAAAGCCCATTACGGCATCTTCAATTCCTTTTGTTGCTCTTGAACTTCCAACAACGGCAAGCGAGGTTTCTGTGCTGTTGGATTATTTAAAAATAGTTGCCTCTATTGCGGGGATAATATACACTATCTTCAAAACTTATTATTTAATCAGGAATAAGGGGAAAAGATGAAAAGGAGATTTTTACATAAAAGTACCCTGCTTGGAATTATACTTGTTACAGCGGGTTTAATTGTCGGTTTTCGTGCCAATCAATGGGAAATAGCAACCGTAATAATAACGACCGGATGTGGAGCAATAGGATATGCTCCAAAGGAGAAATCATGAAAGTAATTAAAGCCTATCTGCCCGATGACCAATATATAAAAGAAGTTAATACGAAAAAAAGAATAGTTTTACATCATACTGTTTCATCGGGGACAGCCGAAAGTGTAAGAAGTTGGTTTATGAACCAAAGCGGAAAAATTGCGACTGCATATGTTATAGATAAAAAGGGCGATATTTTGCAGCTTTTTGATTCTTCGCATTCAGCTTATCATATTGGAAAAGGAAGCAGTAAAAAGGATAATTGCGAAAGCATAGGCATCGAAATCGTAAACGAAGGTATTCTTACTCAACATTCAATAGGTTCAAAAATACAATACAAATGGTGTTTCGGAGAATACAACGGGAAAATATATCGACATAATAAAATATGGCGAGGTTCATTCTTCTTTGCCGAATATACCGAAGAGCAGATTATTTCAGCAGCCATGTTGTGTAATGAATTATGTCGAGAATATAACATACCTAAAAATATAAACACTTCTTTTGAATATTCAAATAAATATTTTGAATGGGAAGGAATATTATCGCATCATAATTTGCGTGCAGACAAATCTGACGTTTCTCCTGCTTTTAATTTTACACTATTTGAAAACGCATTAAAATAGAGGAAGATATGCCAACTGATAAATTTAAACTTAACGGAATTGATAAACACGATGCTTTGCAAAGCCCGATAACTCAATTTGTTCCAATAACAAAAAGCGATACAAATGAATTATCTGATGTTGTCAGAGGAGTATATGTGCAACAAAGCGGATACCTTAAAATCCGACTTGAAAATGATACTGAACCCATGATAATACCAGTTCATGAAGCTCAACTTTTACCTTTTCGTGTAATACATGTATATGAAACCGGAACAACCGCAACCGTAGTCGGAGTGCAATAATGTTTGGGTTCGGTATTAAAATATTCAATTTTTTTAATCAAAATAGCTTCGTTGCTTTTTTTACAAAAGCCGGCAACCCTTTTTTTACAAAAGCCGGCAATAAAATAAAACTTAAGAGGTAATTATGCCAGATATATTTGGAATATCCGGTTTGAACCAAATCACAACTCCAGCCTTAGACCATTTATTAATGGTAGAGGATAGCGAGGATA